TTTACTGATGTTGACCCAACTATTCAAGATGATGAAGATATTGAAGAAGAAACAGGAATTGAAATGAGTAAAGAAAAATTATGTTGTGCTTCAGAATCACAAGAAAACGACAACGAGGTAGCACAAGAATTAATCAATCTTGGAGAAGATATAGATTTAGACATTTGGGAAGTTATTGATGAGGTAGATGTTAATTATGAAAATGAAGCTAAATATGATGCTATTATAGATGTATTAAATTCTGAAAACAATAAACAAGCATCAACACTTAGTAAAATTATCAACTTAGTTAGTACAGGTAGAGCTTTTCCTAATTCAAAAAGCAGTCAAGATGAAAAAATAAAAGAAAATTATTTTAAAGTTCGTTATTATTATTTTCCTAAAAACAATAACGGAGGCGTAACTAATAGTCCAAGAGCGTTTTGTATTGCTATGGTAAGAGCAAATAAATTATATAGAAAAGAAGACATAATAAGAATGGATAAAACAAAAGTAAATGCAGGATGGGGACCACGAGGTGCAGATACTTATTCTATCTGGAAATATAAAGGAGGAGGTAACTGTCATCATTCGTGGAGACGACTCACTTTTAAAAGTAAAGATGCTAATATAAATGTTAAAACATCTAAAGACATTATCGGAACAAGAGCAGCAGAAATTGATGGTTATAAAATAAGAAACGATTGGCAAGTTTCTATTCAACCAAAAAATTTACCAAACAAAGGCTTTTTGCCTGGAAACCCACAAGGAAAATAAAAAGATATGGCAACACCACTTTTCATAAACAGGTCAGATTTAGTTCGCAATTCTATAATTGATGGGAATACCGACACGAATAAATTTATTTTTTTCATAAAGATTTCGCAAACTATACATATTCAGAACTTTTTAGGAACTGAATTATATGAGGAATTTGAAGGAATGATAACAGCAGGAACATTAACAGTACTTGCAAACCCAAATCATTATACATTAATGACTGAGTATATTCAGCCAATGCTTATCTGGTATGCTCAAACAGATTACATTCCTTGGGCAGCTTTTCAAATAAAGAACGGAGGTGTTTTTAAGCACACTTCAGAGAATAGCGAAAGTGCTTCAAAAGAAGAATTAGATTATTTAATTGCAAAGGCAAGAGAGTACGCAGAATGGTATACAAGAAGATTTATAGATTATATGAATTTTAATCAAACATTGTTTCCTAAATATTATTCTAATAGTGATGACGATATCGACCCAAGTCAAGACGCAATTTTCAATGGATGGGTATTATGAGATATAAACCAAAAGAAAAAAATGTAAAAAAATTAAAAATGTTTTTAAGAAAACAACAGAAAAATAACAAATAATTATGGCAACTTTATACAATACTAAAATTTCAGCTACTTATTCTGGTCTTGTTAAGACAATAGATAGTGCTGCTATAACTGCAGCACTTAAAGAATTAACTGATGGTACTGGTTTACAAACTGGTTTATATATTAATACAGCAGGAGATTTTAAAGTCACTTCTATTTTAGAATGGGGTTCTTTAAAAGACACAGGCACAGGTGTTACTATCACTCAATTTGTAACAGCAGCAGATGGTATTGGAAGCTTTAATAACGACACTACAGTTCCAACAAGTGCAGCAGTAAAAACCTATGTTGATGCAGTTGTAACAGCATCAGATTTAGATTTCTTAGGAGATTCAAATGTTGGAACACCTGCAGTTGATTTAGATTCTCAAAACTTTAGTATTTTAGGAACAGCAAACGAAATTGAAACAAGTGGAAACGCTCAAACCTTAACTATAGGATTACCAAATGATGTTACCATAGCTGATGACTTGACTGTTACAGATGTTTTAACTGTTAATGGTACTGTATTATCAAATATTATAGAGGGTGGCTTACAAATCAACAATTCAGGTGGTAGCCATACGGTAAGAATCAAAGATGCAAGTGGAGGAAACTTATTTAACACAGATCCAACAAATTCAAGAATAGCAATTAATAAACTTACTCCTACTTCTACTTTAGATGTTAATGGAACAGTTACAGCTACAACTTATATAGGAGATTTAAATGGAACAATAAACACAGCGACTACAGCAACAACTCAAACAGCAAGTGATAACTCAACTAAGGTAGCAACAACAGCTTATGTAGACACTTTAGATGCAGCTTCAGACCTTGACACAGCAGGAGATAGTGGTACGGGAGATATAAACCTTAACACTCAATCTTTAGCAGTTACAGGAACTACTAATCAAATCGTTACAGTAGCAGCAAATCAAGGAATTAGTTTAGCTTTTCCAAGCACTATAGTAATTCCTAATGGTTCAACTGCTACTACTCAAAGTGCCAGTGATAATAGCACAAAAATAGCAACTACCGCTTATGTTGATGTCTTAGACGCAGCTTCTGATTTAGATGTAGTAGGAGATTCAGGAACAACAGATGTAAATTTAAATACACAAAATTTTAGTATTCTTGGAACAACTAATCAAATTACTACAGCAGTAACAGCTCAAACTGCAACTTTAAGTTTACCGAGTTCTATAAATGTAAATTCAGCTTCAGCAACTATATTAGAAACAGCAAGAGATATTTCATTAACTGGTCAAGCAACTGCAACCATATCAAGTTTTAATGGAAGTGCAAATGTAAGTGGAGCTGTAACTTTAGATAATAACTCAGTAACTGGAAAAGTATTAACAGGATTGCCAACACCTGCAGCGGCAACAGTATTACCTGCAGATTCTATTTTAGATGGTATTGGAAAACTTCAATCACAAATAAATGGATTAGCAGGTGGATTGAGATTTATTGGAAGTTGGAATGCTACTGCAAACTCACCATCTTTAAGTTCTGGTGGAGGTGAAGCAGCAAGCGGAACGACAACAGGAACGACAGTAGACAAATTAGTAGATAGTGCTGCTAACTTTAGTGCAACAGTTACTATAGGAGATAAAGTAATTAATCAAGTAGATGGACAAAATGCTTTGGTTACAAATGTAGACAGTTCTACAATCCTTTCGTTAGATGATGATATTATAGTTTCAGGTGAGGCATACACAATAGATAATACTCCATTTTTAACACAAGGACATTATTATGTTGTTAGTGTAGGTGGAACAACAAGTTTAAATGGTATTGCTAACTGGTCAGTAGGAGATTGGGTAATTGCAGGAGCAAATAATGAGTGGACACAACTTGACCATACAGACGTTGAAGGAGTTGGAACAACTGGAAATATTCCTAAATGGTCAGCTACTGGAACTATTGCTGATTCTATTATGGCAGAAGCAGGTACAGAAATAACAGTTTCAGGAATTTTAAGCACTACTACAAATCTAAACTCAGGAAGTAATTTTGCAGTAGCTACTAATAAATTCACAGCTAATGCAACAACAGGAAACGTTGCTTTTGAAGGCGATTTAGCAATCAATACGAATAAATTTACAGTAGCAGCTACAACTGGTAATACTTTAGTTGCAGGAACTTTAGATGTTACAGGGACATCTGTATTTACTAATAAGTTAACAGTAACTTATGGTGATATTTCAGCAGGAAGCGATAGAGGTGTGTGTATTATTAATACTCAAGGAACTGCTCAACAATGGAACATTACCACAGGAATAACAGGTGTAGAAAACGATTCTTTGTGTTTTATGGACGCTACTAATACTGTAAATGCTTTAACGTTGGCTATGTCAACTGGTAATGCAACTTTTGCAGGAGATGTAAGTTTAACACCTACAAAAAAATTATATCTTGGTGTTGATACATATATCGATGAACAATCTGTTGATAGATTTCAACTTATTGTTGGTGGTGCGGAGTATTTCGATATTGACCAAGATGCATTATATGCTACAATAGGTTCAACTGTTACTAATAATAAATCATATCTTTATGGAGGAGCTGCGAGTGTTACTGTTGGTGATGGTAGCAATAATGCTTATGTAGGCATAAATGATACAAGTCCATCATATGGATTAGATGTTAATGGTACGATGGGGGTTAGTGGTGATTCAACTTTAAAAGGAAATGTTTTAGTAGGTATCGGAACTTTAGGTTCACCAACAGGAGTGGCTAATTTCTTAGAAGTTGCAGGAGCTACCGCAGGAATTGTTTTTAATGATACGGGAGTTCTTAAATGGGATATGTATGCAAGTGGTGGAAAATTAGGCACAAGATATAATAATTCCGCAGAGGGATGGTGGTTAACGGCTACAGGTGAGATGGGGGTTGGAACGTCTACACCTCCGTCTGACCATAAATTACAAATACATAATGCAGCCACATATGCAAGATTTGCTTTAACAAATACTTCTACTGGCGTTGCAAGTGCAGATGGTTTAATCTTTCAAATGGAGAC